ATATTACTCCTTTAATTATTCCTTGGGATCCAACTGGAACACAATCTTTAAGTATAGCTGTTAGTAGTGCTTATAATACTAGTGCTAACAATACATATAGAATATACTATACTGGAATATATACTCAAGACTAATAGGAGAAAAAAATATGTTGTTACCTGAAGTTACTATAGGACAAGCAGTTCATGCTTTGACTGGAAATATTCCAGGATCTTTCTTCGTAAGAGGTGAGGATAGTTATGAAAATATTGTATGGGATGAATCACTAATTCATATTCCTCCAACTGAAGAAGAAGTCAATGCTAAGTTAGAGGAATTGAGAAATGCTGAACCTATGAATAGATTAAAAAAACATAGAAACAGACTTCTTCAAAATTGCGATTGGACTCAAGGTGCTGATAGTCCTCTTTCTAATGAGAAAAAAGCAGAATGGGCAACTTATAGGCAAGCACTAAGAGATCTTCCAAACACTGCTAATCCTACCTTAGATGGACCATTTATTAAGGACGTAGAATGGCCTCAAGAGCCAAATTAAGTTTCTAAATAAAACTGTAAGATAACAAGACCATGAGTACACTAAGAGTTAATAATGTAACAGATCTTGCAGGAGCAAGTCAACTTGGGTCTATAATTCAAGTAGTACAAGGTACTAAATCAGACACGGCATCGGTTACTGGATTTAGTTGGACAAATATGGGGTTAGAAGCTACAATAACTCCAGGAAGTACTAGTAATAAAATTTTAGTTATGGTACAAGCTAATATTGGCGCTAGTGTTGGATATGATATGAAAGCTAGATTAACTAGAAACGGGACAGCAATTCATATTGGAAATCAAGCATCTAATAGACCAAGAGTAACTACAACTATTACTCAAACTTATCACAGTACTAATAACTATGCTGCTGACCAAGCAATTATAACTTATCTAGATACTCCATCATCAACATCAGCATTAACTTACAGCCTACAAATGGCATCATATAGTAGTTACGTAGTCTATATAAATCGTAATGGTGCTGATTTAGATACTGCACAATATGATGGTAGAGGAGCATCTTCAATAGTTTTAATGGAGGTTAAAGGATGAATTATCATCACGAAGCAATATATCAAGTACATACAAATGTAGTCAGGATTGATGATAGTCTTGGAGCATTTGATGCTGATGGAAATTTGGTAGAATTAGATATGGATGCAGTTAATGCTGCTGGTGCAACAATAGATGCTCAAAAAATTGTTGATTACACAAAAATGAGAAGACAGATGGATTATATAAACGAATCAGATCCTCTGTTCTTTAAGTATCAAAGAGGTGAAATTGAAAAATCTGTATGGGAAGCAAAGGTAACAGAAATCAAAAATAGAACTTACGATTGATATTAAGTTCCCTTGAACCCTGACAGAGTTATCCTACTCATGGTTTGAATTTCTGTCAACTTGACATCCATATTCAGTCATGATACTATGTAAAGGTCTTGATGATTCTTTGTGACTTTGAGAACCAAGACCTGTCCTTGGTGGTGGACAGTTTAATTAGTGTACTAGGGGGAGTGGTGATCCCCCTTTTTTATGCTATCCTGTAAGGACAGTAAAGAAACCACACATGCCAGTCAATCTAGAAATTAAGGGTTCTCTTGCTAAGTGTTTGGCAACAGAGAATCTTATCATTGAGAATAAGAAAGTATCTACTGCATCTTTTGATGTTGAGAAGAGGATTCTTATTCTTCCTATGTGGCAGAAAGCATCTGCAACAGTTTATGATCTTCTTGTTGGTCATGAAGTTGGTCATGCTCTCTTCACTGATAACATTGATTGGCGTGAAGAATATCCCAATCTTCCTAAGGATTTTGTGAACGTCATTGAGGATGTTCGTATTGAGCGTATGATGAAGAAGAAATATCCTGGTCTGTCTAGAACTTTTTACAATGGTTACAATGAACTTAATACTCAGGACTTCTTCTGTACTGATGGTGAAGATCTGAACAATCTTTCTTTCATTGATCGTATCAATCTGTACTTCAAGATTGGTGCTTTCCATAACATTGCCTTCTCAGATGAAGAGAATGAGTTTGTAACTCGTATTTCCCAAGCAGAAACTTTTCAAGATGTTCTTGAAATTTCTCAAGACATTTATGATTATCTAAAGGGACAAGAAACTAAGCAGGAAATTGATGCTCCTGCCCCTCAGACTGGTTCTGAAGGTGGTAAAGATACTGTGGACTCTCAAGAGGAAAATGAGCAGTCTGAGGATCAAGAAGAAGATGAAGGTGATAATGAATCTGAGGGTGAATCAGGTGAAGAATCTGACAACTTTGAACAGTCAATTTCAGATGAGTTTGAATCTAAAACCAGTCAAGCATTTAGTGATAAAACTGAAGGTTTAACTGATAAGTTTGGTGAAGAAACTAATTATGTTGATTTGCCTAAGATGAATCTGGAAAATGTTATTCTTCCCAATGAGTATATTCATTCTTTGACTTCTGATTATTGGCAGAGAAACAGTTTTGTATCTGATTGGTTCAAAGAAGTTTCTGTTGATTATGCAAAGTATAAGAAGTCTTCTCAGAAAGAAGTCAACTATTTGGTGAAAGAGTTTGAGTGTAAAAAGTCAGCAGATTCTTATGCTCGTTCTAGCACTGCTCGCACTGGTGTTCTTGACTGCACCAAACTTCATACCTACAAGTACAATGAAGATCTGTTCAAAAAAGTAACTGTGGTTCCTGATGGTAAGAATCATGGTCTGATTTTTATTCTTGACTGGTCTGGTTCTATGTGCAAGTGGATGCTTGATACTTGCAAGCAAATGTTCAACATTGTTTGGTTCTGCAAGAAAGCAAATCTTCCCTTTGAAGTATATGCTTTTACTAATGATCCTGATGCTTACCTTGAGCATCAACCTGATCATCCTCCTATCTATCAACAGGAAGATGGAGTTCTTGCTCTGGAACCAACTTTCAGACTTATGAACTTACTTACCAGTAAGACAAATGCTAAGGAACTTGACGCTCAAATGAAGAACATTTGGGCATGTGCAAGTGCATATCAAACTGGTGTAGGTTATACTCCCAGACATATGCAACTCTCTGGCACACCTATGGGTGAGTCTTTGGTTGCACTTCACCATTTGATTCCACACTTTCAGAATCAAAATAAACTACAGAAAGTAAACGTTGTATTCTTGACTGATGGTGAGGGATATGTCAATCCTTCCTGTGTTAAGAGAGTTAATCAACGCACTGAAGAAGAATACTTTGGATATAAGAGAACTTATGAGTACACACTTCGTGTAAAGAAAACTGGTAGAACTTATGCTCCATACCACAATGATTCTTTCTCTGAATATGCTAAGATTCTACTCACATCTCTCAAGGAAAGTTTTCCAACTTGTAACTTTGTCAACTTCAGAGTAGCAGTCAGTAGAGATTTTAAGACTTGCTGGGATTGGTATGGTCGTGCCACTGGTCATTATGATGAAGTGAAGAAAGTGTTCAAAAAGAAGCAATACATTACTTTTATTAACACTGGTTTTGATCAATTCAATGTAATTCCTAGTAACTCTCTATCTCAGGATGATGAATTTGTTGTCCCTGATGATGCAACTAAGGGTCAGATTAAAAGTGCATTTACTAAAATGTTGAACAAAAAGAAAACAAATAAGAAACTTCTTTCTGAATTTGTAGAACTTATTGCCTAGTGCCAGTTGGGGAGGTGTCCACAAATCTCCCCAAACCCCTCAAACCTATGCTATCATTACAAAGTAATCAATCAAACATCATGCAAGAAAAACTTGTCAATCTGCTCAAAGAACAATTTGGCACATCTATTGATGCAGATGCAGTTCGCATTGTAGCAGGTCAACTTGATACCACTTATGCAACAGCAAGTAAGTATCTTCAAACTTACAAAGTTAGTCGTGGTAAGTGGAATCTTGAGGCAACTGTAGAAAAATTGGAACAAGATTATAAAGCACTAGCAGTTGCACCAGCAATTCAACAAAATCTTATCCCAGAAAAAGATGATACCTTCGTCAACTTTGGTAACTTTACAGATATTAAAAAGGTTTTATCCTCTGGCATGTTTTATCCTGCCTTTGTCACTGGTCTCAGTGGTAATGGTAAAACTTTTGGTATTGAGCAAGCATGTGCCCAACTCAATCGTGAGTTGATTCGTGTCAATATCACTGTAGAAACTGATGAAGATGATCTTATTGGTGGTTTTCGTCTGGTAAATGGTGAAACTGTCTGGCACAATGGTCCAGTGGTTGATGCAATGCAGAGGGGTGCAGTTCTTCTCCTTGATGAGATTGACTTGGCATCTAATAAGATTATGTGTTTGCAATCCATTCTTGAGGGTAAAGGTGTATTCCTCAAGAAAATTGGTGTTCATGTAACTCCTAAGCAAGGATTTACTGTGTTTGCTACTGCTAACACAAAGGGTAAGGGTTCTGATGATGGACGTTTCATTGGCACTAATGTACTCAATGAGGCATTTCTTGAGAGGTTCCCTATTACCTTTGAGCAAGAGTATCCCACTATTGCTATTGAGACCAAGATTCTCACTAAAGTTGCAGAATCTCTCAACATTCCTATGATTGGTGAGCACACTGATTTTATCACTCACCTGTGCACTTGGTCTGATATTATTCGCAAGACCTTTGCTGAAGATGGTATTGATGAAGTTATCTCTACTCGTCGTTTGGTTCACATCATGAAAGCATACTCTATCTTTGGTAAGAAAGATAAAGCAATCAAAGTTTGTTTGAATCGCTTTGATGATGAAACTAAGTCCACTTTTGTGGAGTTGTATGATAAGATTGACATCAATTTCCAACAAGAGGAAGAGGATTGATCCTCTTCCTGCATACATAGATTATCCTTTACAACTGTTATCTCCTATGCCTTCCATGTTTCTAGAGTATGATGGTGATACCATCTATGAAGAACTAGAAGAAGATATGTTAGAAGAAATAGAAGATGAGTATAGAGAGGATAGAATAGAGCAAATGATTTCCAAGTATAGTTATTGATTTTTACAAATGTCTATCTATCGTATTGAAAGTATCAATCAACATGATGATGGTAGCATCCATGTTGAAGCAGTAATTGAGGATATGGTTCTAACTCACCCTCAAACATATTTTGAACCTGCTGAATATGGTCCTGCATTATGTGAAGCATGTTTCACTCTGGAAGATGAAGAGATCTTCCCTACAACTGAATATGAGCAGATAGAATTTCTAGAAAGTCTTGACTTAGACTGGGAATTAGTTGATAATAGTGATTACTACCTTGACGATTACCTATGATAAAGAGAGCACTTATTACTGGTGGTGCAGGATTTATTGCCCACCATTTGATTGGTCATGTTCTAAAGAATACTGACTGGGAGATTGTAACTCTAGATAGACTGGATTACAGTGGCAACCTAAACAGATTGAATGATCTTCTTGCTGACTTTACAGCAGAAGATCGTAAACGTGTGAAGGTTGTTTTTCATGATCTTAAGGCAGAACTTAATCCACTGATTAGATCTGAGATTGGCAAAGTTGATTATGTTCTACACCTTGCTGCTGGTTCTCATGTAGATCGCAGTATTGAATATCCCATGGAATTTGTCATGGATAATGTTGTTGCTACCTGCAATATCTTGGAGTTTGCTAGAACTCAACAACCACATCTAGAAAGGTTTATTTACTTCAGCACTGATGAAGTATTTGGTCCTGCTCCTGGTGGCATCAAGTACAAGGAGAATGATAGATACAACTCCACTAATCCATACAGTGCAACTAAAGCAGGTGGTGAAGAACTTGCTGTAGCATATGAAAATACATATGGTCTGCCAGTATATGTCACCCACACTATGAACGTGTTTGGTGAAAGACAGCACCCTGAGAAATACATTCCCATGTGTATTAAGAGAGCACGTGATGGTGAATGCATTACAATTCATAGCGACAAGACTTGCACAATTCCAGGATCTAGGCATTATATTCATGCAGAAGATGTTGCAAGTGCAATTCTGTTTCTGTTGAATTATCAGGGAACTTTTGAACCTGATGAAACTGGGGCAAAGTGTCCTAAGTTTAACATTGTTGGTTCTGAAGAACTTAACAACCTTGAACTTGCACAGATTATTGCTGATGCACAAGGAAAAGAACTCAATTATGAACTGATTGACTTCCATTCATCTAGACCTGGGCATGATCTTAGATATGCACTTGATGGCACTAAGATGAAAGAACTTGGTTGGGAACCTGCTAAGTCTGTGAGAGAAAGGATTGCAGAAGTGACTAATTGGACATTAAATAATAATAGATGGATTACTATCTAAGACAACACAAGGAGGACACTAAATGACATTGGACAAACAACAAAAAAGAAAAGATGCCTTCTTTATCTTCTATGAGAGTGTTCTCAAACCAGATCATGAACTCAGACAATATGCCCATGATGAACAGTGTTATCATGAACTAATGGAATGGAGAGGTGAGATTGTTGAGTATCTTGATCGTCGTAGAAACGAGGAGTTTTACTCATAATGTCCCATGAGTATGTTTGGTTACTCATATTTTTTTCTCTTGCAGCAATTATTGCAGTTGATCCAAATGTGGGTAAGTATATAATTCTCATGGTTGATTTAATTAAAGTGAATGTTGAAAGGTATTTCTTCATGCTTAGGTTTCATCCTAGATACCTTTCTTCTCCATTGTATAAATGGTTGAGTATGCGAAAGTATATGAAAATTGCTAAGCAAATTCATGAGCAAAACAAGTCAAAAGAGTGACTTTACTAGACAAGAACTCAAACTAATTGTAGACTCTTTAGAATACTATAAAATTCATGGTATAGCATTTAAGAGTGAAGAATTTAGTATTTGTGAATCTATCATTACATCATGCCTGTCAAAAATAATGAAATGACAAAGTTTCCTTATCCAAGTTTTCCCTATAGATTAGACATTAAAGAGAGAGTGTGTTGGTTTAGTCATGAAGAGGATCTCTATAAACTTATTGTCAGGGAAAACCTTGATTCCAAGGATTACAAGATTTCTACAAATGTCGTGGAACTTGTGGGCAAAGTCCCTAGGACAAAAAGAAGGAAAAAGCAACAAAGAAGCAGACGCAATAGCAGCAATTAGAACACTCATTTTATTAACATATCTTGTAACTAATTGTTTTATTACTGCTGGAGTAATTAGGCACTGGAATGATCAATCATGTTTAGAAAATTCAGGATCTATTTGTGGGGACTCTCTATAGAACTGCAAAATTGGTTGTATCCATATGAGGGTAATCATGAAGAAGATTATTACTACAAAGTTAAGGATGATTCTAGTGGAGAGCAATACTTTATCATGGATTGGATTAAATCATTTGACCAAAGAATTGTTGGTAATTTAGATGACATCTTGTGGTTAAAGAGCGAAGTGCGTAGACTTACAACTGAAGTCAAAGAGTTGCAGAATGAAAACATAGAAACCACAAACGCTTTACTTGAAGCAGAGAACAGGTTAGAATCACAAATAAGAACACAAGTTCAAAATCCTTGGGAGCAGCAATTCTAATGTATGAATCACTAAACTGTTTTGAAGAAGCACTTAAACATTTTGGCACTAGGGTAGAGATGATTACTGCTATGGAAATGGCAAAGAAAGTATCTGCTGAAGATGCCTATAAAATGATTAAGGATGAACTCAAAGAAGTTAAAAAATGTCGTAAGTTTTTGAAGAGCAAGTGATGGACTACAAAGCATATTCTCTTAGACAACTTGAAGAATGGGTCTTTGACTCTTTGAACACTGAATCTACTCCACAAGAAATATATGATGTGATTTTATCATGTGTAAAATCAAATATTGATTATCACAAAAAGTATTATGAAAAAAATGTAGAGTTTCTGAAATTGATGGGTGTTGATAATATCAACATCAACACCAATACATCTAAGAAAGATTGGGACGACTTTTGGGATTCTCTATAGTATTTCCATATGTCAACTAAATCTTAAAACATCATAAAGAAACCTCCATTTTGGGATTTTATGTGTTAATATACTAACAAGTTACAAAGGCAACATGACTCTTCCTTCTAATCAAAGCAAACTTTCAACTGATGAAATTGAAAGCATACAAATTGCAGTGAGAGAAGCAGGTATTAGTGCAATTCATCCTGATAGGATGGAAGCATTTGCAGAGTATCTTGTTAGTCAATTCAAGGAAAATAGTGAAGACTAATGTACACACCTAATGTTAATGATTATGTAAAGTGGAATGATCCATATCATGACACTATAGAAGGATGGGTGTATTTCAAATGTGATTCTTACATTACTATTGAAATTGGTGTAAAAGATAAACCTGATGAATTAGTTGGGTTTCATAAAAAGACTCATTGTTGTGTTCTTTGTTTTCCAGAAAACTGGAATCAGTTAGAATACATTACATCTCGTGAATCTGTTTATCACCATGTGCCAGTCAACTAAGTGGCACAAACCCCTTGACTTTTGACTCAAGACCTGCTATTATTACAAAGTAATCAATCAAGGACTAATGACTGTCACTGCAATTCTCTCTGTTGACTCCTCTGCTATTTCTCAAGTTGCCTTTGACTATGATGAAATGCAAGTAGGTGTTACTTATCACAGCAATCCTGAGAAGTCCTATCTCTTTGCTTGTGATAATCCTGTTGATGTTGAAGAGAAAGTTCGCACTGCTGAAAGTGTGGGCAAACTGATTGCACAACTCAAGAACAATAAAGTTCTTGTTCCTATCCAAATGTGATGGGTTGGGGGATAACTTCCCCCTCTATATTTGGAAGGTTGACCGAGTGGTTGATGGTGGTAGTCTTGAAAACTACTGAGGATAAAACCTCCTAGGGTTCGAATCCCTAACCTTCCTCTGGGAGATTAACTCAGCGGTAGAGTGGTTCCCTTACAAGGAATAAGTCACTGGTTCGAATCCAGTATTTCCCACCACGGAACTTAGTTCAGTTTGGTAGAACGCTGCTTTTGGGAAGCAGAGGTCACAGGTTCGAATCCTGTAGTTCCGATTGAGGATAGATAAGTTATCCTCTCATTTTTATATTACAAATGAAAATAAATCTCTGGTATTCTGAACATAAGAAACAGTGGCGTTGGACATTATGTGATGACACTGATAGGATGAAACAAGAATCTGGTCAACAACCATTCTTGAGAGATGCTATGGAAGATGTTGCTAATACTGTAGAATATATGTTGCAGTGTCAACAACCTGAGTGAATTGTTTGCACATGTGGCGGAATTGGTATACGCGCTGGGTTTAGGTTCCAGTGGAGCAATCCATGAAGGTTCAAGTCCTTTCATGTGCACTAGGGGGATTAGTTTAGTGGTAAAATGAATGCTTTGCAAGCATTAGTCACCAGTTCGACTCTGGTATTCTCCATCTAAATAGCACTGAGTACATTAGGTGCAAAAAAATGAGTAGGTTTGGTAACTTAATTGGTGGAACTCCTCAACAACCAGAACCAGAACCAAAAGTTGAAGAAGTTGTTGAACAACCCAAAAGAGCAAGAGATGACAATGGACATTTCATTGCAGATGATCCAAGCACGCCAGAAAATGAAGCATGGGAAGGTGGAGTTGCACCCAAAAGAACAACAAGAAAAAGAAGATCTAAAAAGTCATGATGTGCTACATGTAGAAGTGGCACAGGAAATTACCAAAATGCTTGATCTCATGCTATGATTACTAGGTAATCAAATGAGATTCATGGACAACTTTCTAGATAACATTCAAATTGATGAATTTGATTGTGTTGTTCCCAAAGATGCTATGTGTGACATCTTTGAGGATAATTGGGAGTCTGTAACTGAAACAGATATGGAAGATTGGATTCTTGTTGAAGGTTGATTTAATGATTGAAACTAAAGTGAAACGCAAAATTGTTAATGTGGTTCCTGTATCTTCAAAGGCAAAAAATAGGTTTGCCAATGTTATGGACAAACTGCATGGTTGTTATGTAGAGCAAGAAGATAATGGTAAATTGTTTCTTGCATCAATCAATAAGAAGAATTTCTTTTGGATTGATAAAGAAAATGATCCTAACTGGAAGATTGTAAAATGAAACTAAATGTAGATGAAATTGATGCACTCAAAAGTGCACTACAACTGTTGTCCAGAAAAGAACAGAAACTGATGGAGAGTTCTGGTAAAGTAACTCTTAACGGTTTGTATAACAAATTACAGACCATGGCAGAACAGTGTGACACCTGAATAACTGTCCACTATTTTCCCCATACCCCATCTGATTGTGGTATGCTTACAGCATGATCAAAAACAACATGAATTTCGCATTTGCTCACACTAACCTGTCTAAAATCAAACCAAAACTTCGCACTCAAGGTAGTGTCACTGGTAACTTTGGTAGACAGAAAGTAAAGGCAGGTTCTCCTATTCAATCTCTTGGTGTAACTAAAACAAAGAACATCAAGATTACAACTCAGGATGAGTATTTGCAGAGAATGTATCATGCTTTTGATACTTCTACTGATCCTAAGATCAAGGACTTCGCATACACTGAAATTCGTAAGATCCTTGTTCAAAGAGGTCAGTGGTGAGGTTGACTATCTGATTTAATTCATGCTACTATTATTGAGTAATCAACAGACAAATGAACTACAACTCTATTTCTGAATACGAAAAAAATCTTAAAGTTGCTAAGAAAAAGTATGACAAACTTGCTAAGCAAATTAAAAGGTGTAAATCTGATTATCAGTATGAAATGATGGCAGAAGACCTAGAAGATACTAGGCAAGACATTATTGAAATCTCTTTAATTATTCAAGACCTTCGTAACCAAAAGAAATTAGCAGAAGTTGATGTCTGATCTTTACACTGAAATTCTCAAATATGAGCATGGTCCTCTATCTGAGTCTGACCTCTTTACTGTCAAGGAAAACTATGCTAACATGATTATTGATGGCATGGATATGGACAGTCTCTGTCAATTTGCCTTTGATTCCATCATTGCTAATCTAAATGATTACAATGAAGATGATTTGAGGGAAGAAGTCCTTCAAAATTATGATGAAGAAACTCTGCACTCTTTGTATCCAGGAAAATGATTGACACATGCAAACTCCATGATGATTTAGAAGAATTTGCTTCTTATCTTGGTGTTGACTATGAAGATTATTATGAGTTAATTTATCAACTGCATGATGATGCAGATTATGAGATTAAACTAGGTCTCACAGATTAACTAAATAGGGGTTAGATGCCCCTAACAAGGGCACATAGCATAATGGATAATGCCACTGCCTTCTAAGCAGTTGACTGGGGGTTCGAGTCCCTCTGTGCCTGTTATTTTAAGAACAATGTTAAACAAAAAAACACAAGATGCTCTATATTTGTTAGAAGAAGTTCTCAAAACTGAAACTGATGATGATTTATATGAATTGATGAATGTGCTTGATATGTTACACAAGAAGTCTGTGGAAATATACAATGTTAGAGCATCAATTATGGATGGATCTGATTATAGAATCCCCAAAAGATATTAAAAAGAAATAGAGTGTGCCAGTTGCAGAAGTGCACACCATTTCCCCCAAAGCACCTAAATCCATGGTATGCTTACAGCATGATGAAAAATACAACTTTGACCACCGAAAAAGTTCTTGATTATGTTGAGCAAATGTGTCAAGTTCTTCGCACTAACTATCAGTCTTCTGCTATTGCAAGGCATCGTCAATCCATTGAAAATGAAGTAAATATGGACTATCATCAGCAACAAATTGATGCTCTCTGTGAGGGTATTGGTGTTGATGATTTTACTTACATCAAAGGTAAAAAGTATGCAAAAATTGTTCATCATTCCAGTGGTGGGCAACGCAGTGCTCATGCTTTTGTAGATATGACTAATGGTGATGTCTACAAATCTGCATCATGGAAAGCACCTGCAAAGAATGGAGTTAGGTTTAATTTGTTGGATGAATCTTCCAGAACTGATATGTATCAAAGGGCAGATTGGGCAGGTAGTTACCTTTACAAGTGACACTTGACAAACTGGCACACACATGATTGACTTTCTCCTTAGTCTGTGGTATCATAACTTTATGAAAAATCAATTTATGCACGAATCAACTCTTGATCTATTCTGTGACCAAGCAGATGCACAAATGGCAGAAGAATATACACTAGAACTAGAAGCAAAAGCAGCAGAACTTGAAGTAACTGTTGACTATTACATGTCAGAATTTCTCTGATCTTTATCACCATTACCACCAACACTTTGACTAACAACATTATGCAAACTAAAATCAAGTTCAATCACCTCAACCTGCCTATTCTTGCAGATCTGCCTACTGAAACTGTCAATGGTTCTCGTCGCTATTGTGTGAATGGCAAATTGTTGCCTTCCATCACTACAGTTACTTCCTATCAAAATCGTCAATCTATTGCAGAGTGGAGAGAACGTGTAGGTGTTGAAGTTGCAAACAAAATCAGTCAATTTGCATCTACCAATGGCACTAAGTTTCACAAACTTGTTGAAGACTATCTCAACAACATTGATGCAGAGTATGATAGTGAAAAGTATGAGATTGCACTGAAGTTGTTTAGTCAATTCCAACCACTTCTTGACCAAGTTGATAACATTCACTATCAAGAATGTGCATTGTATTCTGAAACTCTTGGCATTGCTGGTCGTGTTGACTGCATTGCAGAATATGATGGCAAACTGTCAGTAATTGACTTCAAGAGTTCTTCTAAACCAAAGTATGAATCTCAGATCCAAAACTATTTTGTTCAGGAGACAGGTTATGCCATGATGTATGAAGAAATGACTGGTAAGAAAGTTGAACAAATTGTCACTCTCATTTCTTGTCATTCAGGTGAGACGCAGGTTTTTGTCAAGAACCCTGCTGACTATGTTGACACTCTCAAGCAGTATATTGTAGAATACAACAATGACTGAATGGAAATGTACAGTTAGAACTAAATCTAACTATCTGCAAACTGTATATGTTGATGCCTACAATCATCAGGATGCAGTAACAGCAGTGGAGGCAAGAACTGGTGGTGAATGTATCATGGCAGTTCCTGAGTTTAGTTATGATGATTCACAAGACACAAGATCTTTTGAGTCAAAATCTGACATTTCCTCCCCTGATTCTGGTTGTCTGATAGCAATCATTGCATTTGTATTGTTATCAGTTGCTTGGAAATGGGTTCTCCTAGTTGTTGGAGTTGGCACCCTAATTTGGGGTCTAATTCATCTTCTCAACAGGGAGTAATCCTCCCTGCCTCAGTAGCACAGTGGTAGTGCAATTCTCTTGTAAAGAATAGGTCGCAAGTTCAAATCTTGTCTGGGGCTTTTACAAACTCAATTTCATGACTATTGAAAACAAACTGAGAATCTGCTCTAGTTTGATTCTCTGTGTGGCATACATTATCACACTTTATGTTGATTCAACTGTTGGTTCTAGGTTATACATTGCTGGCAATTCTCTGGCAATTCCATTCATGATCAAGCACAAGTGTTGGGACATTGTTGCACTCTTGTCGTTCTTCATTGTTGTTGGTCTACCAAAATCTTTGGGTTGTTGAGTATATTGATGTGACACTTGTAGAAGTGGTCGGTATATTTACCGAAATGCCTCAATCCATGCTATGCTTACAGCATGGAAAATCAAACAAGACAACTCACCAAATTGGAGAAGTTCATGAACACTCCAGAAAATCGCATTAAGTACGCTTTCATCTTCTATGATGAGAACTGTGGTGATGATTATCAGATGAGAGAGTTAGCATTGTCTAGAGCAATGAATTGGATTGCTGTTTGTGAAGATGAGGAGGCACACTATTGATGAAAAACTACAGAGTTCAAGTTGAAACTTATGATGGATGTGTTACCATCTGGCATGAGAAATCAAAGGCAAAAACTGCTGATAAGTTGATTCTCAATCGTGTCTACAATCAACTTTGTGGACTAAACATTAAAGAAATTTCTGTTACCCCTTCTGTCTAATCATGGTACAATTCAACACTTACAAAATGGATCGACTTGAAATGTTATCACAAAGAGAACAACTAATGGAGGACATTGATTGTATCATCAGTGAATACTTTGGAGAGATATATGATTCCAAAATTGATGAAGAACTTGTAAGGACGTTATGTGATGCCGTCTGCAAAAACTTTCCCACAAACTGATGCGAATTGCTCTTACAGTTATGTTCATTATGCTGGGTGCAAATCTGATGCTCAGCGTACTTGATTCCAACATGTTGAAAGTTATTGAGGAAAGAAATCAACTTATGGATCTAAATGAGACCCATAAGCACCTCTGATCAATGAATCTTCAAAACTGTATCATGGTGAACTACGGGAATCTAAAATGTGTGCTATGCTTATAGCATGGAAAATAAAACAAACACCACTGAATTGCAACCTCTCACCACTGGTTACAACATCAAAGGACAAATGATGATCAAAGATAATAACATTGACAAAACTTGGGTTTCACTCATTGAAGATGCAGAGTTTCGCTCTGCTATTGCATCTCTCTATGATTTTACTGTAGAGACTGATGCTGATTGTGATATGGCATATGATTGGGTATGTGATCAGGCAAATTGTTCCTCCTTTGTTTGTGATCAACCTGCCTGGGATATGTTCTACTCTGTGTGGGAACAAGCAGCAGAATAACTTATATTTTTCTTCATTTTTAATTGTACACTATGACTCAAAACTACCATGCTCAAATCTAAAACTTTCACAAAAGTTCTCTACAACATTGAGAATCCTAAATGCGTTGTGTTTGACCTAGATGCAACACTTTGCCACCATGGTGATCAATCTGGGTTTGAAGATTGTGATCAATTTGAACCTATTGATGCTGTTGTTGAAGTTGCCAAGCACTGCAAATCTAAGGGATTTGATCTAGTTATTGCCACTGCACGTCCTGACGCTTACATAGAAGGAACTGCATACTGGTTGCAAGAACATTTGCCAGAATATGATGCACTTTATATGAAGAACGCAGATGATGATTCTACAGGTTCTAGTTGCAAAGGTGATCAGTTGATGGACATTTTGCGTTTCTGGGATGATATACAATTCTGGGTTGACGATTCTCCTTACAATGCAGAGGTAATTCGTGATCATGGTGTTGATTGTATTCGTCCCTCTCACAATGATGCTTTCTGGTCAGATTATGGAGATCAGTGAAGAGAAATTGTGCCACCTGACATAGTGGCACACAAATCTCCCGAAACCCCATAAAATGTGCTATGCTTACAGCATGGAAAATCAAAAGAGCATGAGTTACAGAGATCACAACTTCTTCACCCTTAAATCTGGTGCTGGTGATGGTAGCATGGAAGTCGCATTTTATCCTATCAAAACCCCAGGTTGTGGCATTAGCAATCAATGGTCGCTCAAAGTTATCTTCCTTAAGGGTAACAAAGTTGCTCAGAGAATGTTCTCATTCAAAGAGATGAATGAGCAGGTTGCTGGTTACATTAAGCACAACTATGCTGTTACTCAGGTGAACAACAGTTTGCCTCAAATTGCTAACCCAATGATGGGTGCATGTTAATGCAAACTGAAATGATTGATTCTTTTACTCAAATGAAAATGATGGATGAAATTGAATCCGCAATTAGTTGTCTTGAGAAAGCAATTAAGATTTGCAGCGAGGTAGATTCTACAGACAAAGATCTAGACAAAAGTTATCCTTATGCTGCTGGTTATGCACGTGCAGCAATGCAGGAAGTTTTGAAAAACGTTAACACTGTGAAGGCAAGTTTGCTCTCAATGTAACAAGTACATTTGAACTTGTGCCAATCAACTAAGTGGCACACAAATCTCCCGAAATGCTCAAATCCATGCTATGCTTACAGCATGGAAAATCAGAAAACAACTCAAACCACCAACATGACTGCAACTCTCATTCCTACAACTTTCGCTCAAGAGACGCAAGAAAAGATTGAAGAATTGATGCTTGAATCTTACACGCAGGCAGATATGTACGATTTCATTGTTGCTTATAGTGAAGAGGAATTTGTTAATTATTATGAGCAATATGTTGATCTAGGTGATACTTTCACTCCTGAGGCAGTTGACGCTTTCTTAGAATGGTTTGAACTTGCTGATCTTGATCACTTTGAAGATGCCTTCTTTGGTGCATACGATTCTCCTGCACAATTTGCTGAAGATATTGCAGAACAGTGTGGTGAGACTGATAATCTGCCTGGATGGATTGTGATTGATTGGCAAGCATCTTGGGATCGCAATTTGCAATTTGATTACATCTTTGAGGATGGATTTATCTTCAATAAGAACTTCTGAGACAGTTGGGGAAGCGTCCACTATTTCCCCCAAACCCCTATAAAATGTGCTATGCTTACAGCATAGAAAATCAAACAACACTTTCACACATGCGCAAAATCGAACATCAAATGGTTAATGCCATCATGGGTGGCAAGAATTGGTCCAATGGTAACACTTCTGTAACTATTGATCCTGAAACTAATACTTCCTCTGTCTATCTTCATGGCAATCTAATTGCAACTGTGACAGATAATGATATGACCATCTATGATGGTGGTTGGCAAAGTGTTACCACTAAATCACGATTGAACGCACTATGTTTTGCTTTCTGCATTGCTGGTGAAGGTGTCTTTCAGAAAGATTTTAAGTGGTTTGTTCGTAAGTTTGTTGCAGAATCTTCCATCACTGGTAAAGTCTTCAATGTAGATGATTTCACCAATGGTTATGTTTTTGCCTAACTAATCTATTGTCCTGGTGACGACACTAAAAGCACCAACATTTCCTTTCTTCATTAACACTTTCCTGATCATGACTGCAACTCTTTCCATCCCTACTTCTGCTGCTATTGGTATGCTTAGCAAGGGACAAAATGGCAATGATATGCTCAAGATTCTTGATGCCATTGTTGATACCCAAGAGGATCAAGTTCCCATGCCTTCTGATGCTTACATCATGGAAAATGATTTCTGTGATGAGATTGAGTTCTGATAATTAGGCACATCTATTCGTCTGTTTCCCAATGCAATTCCTAGTCAAACAAATTCAATTTGATTTTGAAGATGACAATTTTGAGTTATCTCCAATCATGCAAGAAGAGGTCACTAATGATCACCTAGGTTTGTGGGAAGCAGACGATGAAGATGACCTAGTTGATGAGATAACAACTGCCTCTGGTTGGTGTATTAAATTCATTGATTATGAGCATCAACTAGTCTGAAATGTGACTTCC